AATGGATTTAATCCAGTTGGATTATATCCCATATCTTGTCGTGGACCCATATGAGACCTCCAACCAGTACCAAGAGAATTTAATTTATTAAATACTTTGCCAAATAATGTATTCGTTGTGACAAAGTCTTTTATTTTTTGCGGAATTGTTCTTTTAGGTTCATTTCCTTTGTTGTTGTCTCCTGATGAGCCTGGAGTCTGACTTGCGCCTGGACTCCCTATAGTGGCTTCATGTGGATTACCTCCAAAAGCTCCAGTCTGATAATGTGTTCTTCCGCCTTGAGCTAGTAGTTGTTTAAACTGTTGTGAATTTGTAATGGCCATCTATCTATATTATTTTGTTTTTCCTAAAATATCAAGGCTTGGCATGATAACTTTTACATCTCTTTTGATGTCTGACTCGGCTATTCCTTTAGCCCTCCAGTCGCCTTCATCCTTATATATTTCACCTGTTTTTAGGTTTGATATTGTTGTTATTATCTTATCTGGTTTTAAAACCGGTAAGTCTTTCATTATGTTACTACCTCTCTTGGCTGTATTTCTAATATTGAAGCTATGACGTGCAGCTCATTCGCGTCAGCGGCTTGTACTTTTAGTACTTCACTTTCCTCCATTACTAGAGGCTGAGTTAAAAGTTCTGTTGTAGCATTTGATGCAATAGATTTAGTTTTAAATAGACTAAATATAGTTCCACTAGAATTAACCAATGTTACAGTAATTGTAGTCCCTGATCCAGCATCCTCGGATACTAATATTGATTTTACTACAGATGTTTTATATGCAGGTACTGTATATAATATAGTTAAATCAGTAGTAGTTAAATCTACTTTTTTATTTACGAAATTATTAGCCATTAATTAATGAAGAAGTTAAATGCTTCCACCTCCTCTTTTAAATCTTGTTGATATGTAGAATTCAATTTCTCTACGATTGCATCTAAATCTCTAACCTGTGATTCTGCTGTTGGCAGATCATATTCAGGTGAGGGTCTTGTTAATACTTGTACTATCTTTGCCATTATCTTCTTCCGTCCGGTTGTGTGTCTAATCTAAATGTTCCTAACTTCCAATTTTGAGAAGTCGAAGTATTTGCTACTTTTAATGCAATTGCTCTAGCTCTGGCTCTTGTATCAACCTTTTTTGTAGATGTAGTAACTGTGAAAGGCCCTAATGATGAGCTAGTTTGAGAATCATTTGGATAATCTCTTAATTGTAAAGTAATCTGTGTGTTCCCTGTTTGAGATATAAAATCTGGAACAAACCTTCTTATCTTCATTAAGTATTCACCGTCTCCTCTAAAGTCTGTAGTACCTGATGTTTGTCCTTTAGCTAGTCTCTGTGTAATATCAAAATCTCCTGATTCAATACTAGCTGTTATAGCTGTAATCGTTCCATTTTTATTTTGATCAGTTCCTGTTTCATGTTCATAGTATGAAGTTCTACCTTCCGTGTTTCCTTTTACATCGAAAGATGTATCGGTGTCTGCATCATAAGATAATGCATGGGGTAAATTAAATACAGCAGAATCTCTCCACATTGTTCTAGCTAAAGATCCAATAGTCCAAACAGGTCTTTGAGGAGAAGAGTCAAAATAATTATATGCAACCATTCTGTTTACAACAGAAGATGTAGAGGTTGGATAAAACCAAATTATTTCTCCAAATAAATTATTTAAACCTGCAGATATCATCTGGTTACCAGAGTCTAAATTTATATCGTCATAAACATAATCCTCTACTAAACAGTGTAGTGATTCTAGCTTACCAGCATATCTAAAGAAACCATTCTCTGACATCCAGTATGCAGCACCATCAACTTCAATACATGCATTTTGACCTGTTAATCCACAGTTGGTTCCAACTTGTGCGAATGCGAAAGTAAAGGGTTGACCAACAAAACGTTGTGTAAATAAAGCTGTATCAGTCCAAACATAAATTGCATCACGACCTCTGATTGCTCCTCTGATCTGTGATCCATCGGCCAGTCTTTGTGTACCAGCGGTATTAGTTGCTGTAGGCGTGTAAGTATTAATATCTTCTTGATCAGACCATCTTACAAACATGTCATCTTGTGTTGATGTTGTTCCAATAGTTGTTTCTGTTCCATAAAAAACTAAGTGACGATCCGGTGTCGATACAACCATATGTCTTGATGCAGTTGGTGCACCAGATATAATTGTAGCTCTTGTTTCGTTTGCATTTGATAAACTTGAATCCCATTCAAAACATGCACTGTCATGAATTAAGCAAATTGCCTTATCACCAAAACTATCTAATGACCACATACCTGGTTCTAAAACTAAGTCACCAGAGGCTGCTTCACCCCATGCAATATAATCACTTGAATTTGTAACGGTTGCACCATCACTATGAGACGCTGCCGTTGTTCCAGCAACTCCTCTTGTGCATCCTGTTAATGTATTACTACTAACTCCAGTATAAGAAATCTCCTCACTGTCAATTATAATATAGTTTGTACCAGAACTTGGAAACTGTGATGCATCAGCTAATGTGATACTCGTTACAGCAGCATTTATTGCACCATCTAAAGTAGTTGTTAATGCGGATGCTTCTTCTCCGCCCCATGATCCAAGACCCCAACCAAAACCTTTTGCTTGCACAGCTGGTCCTACTGGATAATAATGTTGAACTCTAATTCCTCCTGATGTTGTTGCACCAGATCCTGCTTCATTACTTGGCATTGTAATTGTTAAAGTAGTAGCTGTAGGGACAGTGGTTACCATAAATTTTATATCGTCAAAATCATCAGAATCGTAATCAGAATTAGTAATTGCAGTAAAGTTATCTAAATAAATTATGTCTTGAGGGTTTATACCGTGAGAAGTGCTGAAAGTTATTGTAACAGTTGGTGATCCATTGGTTGTACTAAAAGCACTCGTTAAAGTTGTAGTGCTTTTAATAGGGTGAATGTCATAAAAGACTCCCCCTGAATATGAGTATAAAATTCTGTTTGTACCAATAATAGAGTATTTTCTAGCTCCACTATTTATAAAATGGTGAAGTCCTCTTCCTGCACCTGTTAATTCGTTTGATCCCGATCCGCCTAGCTGATTCCATCCTCCTATTTTCTCAGGAGAATTATATCTAAACCTAACATTATCGCAGTTAACCCATTGACCTTCGGCGGTTGTTGGTGTTATCTGTTTATTTATACCTGGCTGAAATCCTATTTTTTGTAGCATATAACCCTTCTATCACATATTATATTATAAAAATAGCCATAATCAAGGCGAACTAAAACTGTTTACTACACTTTATTAGATAATTCTAGAGGAAAACTTCTGCTTTATTTTATATCCTTTGGAGGAACAAAATGAAGCCACCCTGTTACAATATATTTTTCATACTTTTCTGAAATCTGCCCTCTATGCATATGTGTCCATTCTGCTGGCCATATTAGTGTTAAACCTTTTTTAGCAGGGGTCGTTACTTTCTGATATGAAAAATTAGTGCCTCCATCTTCAACGTCATTTAAATAAGTCATAAATACCAAAACTCTATCAGCACAATGATATGATCCTCTTTCACAATGCTCGTGAAAGAACCCTTCTTTAGGTTTATAATACTGAACGTTATATTCCTTAACCAAGCCTATTTGATCTAAACCTGTATAAATTCCGACGTAATATTTTTTTTGATATTCTTGTAAACATTTCAAAAGTTCTTTTTCATAAGTAATNAAAGGCTCTCCGAATTGTGGCCTTACAGTTAANTCTGTAGATTTTTTTTTATTTTGATCACTATTCTCTCCTCCTTTATTCAAAGTGTAAAGCGCCCCTTTATGTTTCCAAAAATCTGGTGTTTGATTATAGAATTTAATTAAATCATCACAAAGTTTAGGGTTAATAAACCATCCCCCCATAAAAGTTTCTTCCTTTAGTTTGTATTCTTTCATTAATTTTTTTTTGATATGTCTCCAGATATTAAATTAAAATTTACATTTAACTTTAATTTTGTATCTGTTTGAAAGACAGGTTGATGAGGGATATCTCCTGAAAAAACTATCAGGGTATTTTCTTTAGCTGGGACAAATAAAGGCTCTTCTTTATGAAAAATAGTTCCTCCGTTACATGTGTTTATAGAGTAAAGGGCGGCTACATGTTTAAATTCTTGATCTGTATGTTTAAAACCTTTTAAATTTTCTGGCTGTCTAGGATAGCAATTAACTTTAGCTCTATGTAAAGCAAGCTGATAAAGATGGTTATTTAATTGGCTAAACTCAGGCATCGTTTTTATTTTATTAAAAATAACATCTGCTATACCAAAGAAGTTACTAGATTTTCTACCCTCTATATAAAGATGATGAGCAAAAAAAAATTGAGTTTCTTTTCTTTCTTCTGATACTTCATCTTCATAGAAGTAAGGAAAATAAGAAGAACGTACTACTTTATTTAAGTCCTTTACTTGATCAATAGGTAAAAAGTTTTCAATTATTTCTAACATATCTATAACCCTTCTGTAAAAGGAATATCGCCGGGCCTTTCCCATACCCCTAAACATTGTCTGCCATCGTATAAGAGTTTTTTATTAAGTGNAGTCGCTTCGACAAAATGTAAAAAGACTTGCCCACATTCATTACCATTAAANGGCTCTCTCCAATGTTCTAAAATATCTCCACGATAAACTAATAGATCTCCTGGTGTTAAATTTATTTTAACGCCTTTGTTAGTGGTTTCCATAGTAGCGCCGTTTTCACCTGGTCGTCCTATATTNTTTTTTGGTTCTAAAAATATTGGCCACTCATCTCCTCCTAAATTTAAAGTAGTAGAAAAGGCACACTCAGGTCTATCTTTATGTCTTTTTAAAACATCCCACTTTGTATAAAGTCTAGCATAAGAATATGTAGGGAGTAATTTTAAACCAGTTTCTTTTTCAAGAATAGGTTGTACTAATAATAATAAAGTATCAAAGGTAGGAGTNCCATATATACAAAAAGTTTTTGGNTTATTTTGNACCTGCGGATCTCCAAATCTACCAATTCTCCAATTTTCATAAGGAGAAACAAATCTTTCTTTTTTAGCGACAACTGCCACTTGTCTTTTTACAATAAAATAATTGTATAAGAAAATAGCTAACTCTCTGCTTATTGCACTTTTTATAAGGGAGTAGTTATTTTTTTTAAATGTTTTTTTCATTTAAATTTTGGTCCTTGACACCATCCTACCAAAGAAAGTCTTTGGCCTCTAATAACGGGGGTTACTTTATGCCACAAAAACGAAGGAAAAAGAGTAAGCGTTCCTTTTTTAAGAGATTTATCAGAAAATAAAATACTTTCATTTTTATCAAAAGGACTTTCTTTTTGTTTAGGGTTAGAATTGTAAATTAAAAGCTGACCTCCGCTATATTCTTCTGGATCTGACAGCTGTATAGTAAAAGACAGTTTTCTTTTTCCAAAATAATTATCACTTTCAGGATCAGAATCCGTATGCCAAGTGTAGTGTTGATTACTATTATACATAGTAAATTGTATTTTCTCTAACATATCTAGATCAAAGTTCCATGCTGCCTGTTTATTTCCTTCCATAATAGCAGTTATTATTTCAACACTTATCCACGGTTCATCTAAAAAAGAAACAGTAGAGTCTCTCATTTCTTTTTGTTTTTTTATTTTTTCCTTAGTCCATTCTTTATTTGATGCATATTCACTAAATTCTCCGGTTGTTGCCATAAGTTTATTGGTAGCCATACCAAAAGCTATAACCTCGTTACAAAAAGATTTTGAAAAAGCATCGGGTATACACCAGAAATTATTTTTACTAAACATTTATCTACCTAATCTATATTTTACAATAGATCTTTGATTAGTAGCTGGAGTAAAATAATACTCTAAATTACTATTGAATACAAACCACTCATTATTTTTTATTTCATGAGTCCATTTTTTATCCAAGGCTTTATTATCTGGACATTCTATAATTAACCTGTCTTTTGGTTCTATATCGCCTTCTGCTAAACAAGATATGTAAAGTAGAGTAAACTCTGGACCATTTTGAATATTAACTGAGTTCATGTCTTTTAATTTAAGAGTACCCTGTCCCTTTTGATGGTACATGACTCTAGGGCCTTCTAAAGCCGAAACAAATAATTTTTCTTTAAGGTGTAATTGACTTGAAATATATTTAAAAACTTTATCAATTTCTATTTCGTAAGGAATTAACATTCCTTCTTCAGGGGCAAAGATTTTATTTGAATCATTTAATTCAAATCTTTCTACTATAAATTGATGAATATAACCCTGTCGTACATTTGTAGTATGTAAAGGAATCTCTCCCGTATATAAATTACTTTCTATAAGTTTTATTTTATTCATACTGTATACAAAGTATGTTTTACAACATACTTAAAAAACTGTCAACTATACCGAAGGTTTTTCGTCTAATATGACGTTTTCTTCAGTAACATATTTCCATTTTTGATCGGCTTCAAACCAAAGCCAGTGATCATTTTCATCTGGGCATGCAATAGGTGCTTCCCAAT